TTGCTACTGCACTAAGAGGAATAAGTCAGTCAACTACTCCTGCTGATACATTTGACTTTCATATGCTTCTGCCGGAAATGCAAACCTTAACAAGGGGTCAAAGGGGTGGTTTGCCACCTGTAAAACTAGGCGGTCGATTAGCAGAAATAGAAACAGGTAGGTTTTTGCCAGGTGGAAGAATGGCGTCTGGCAGTGGTTCAATTTTCGATATGGCAACAGGTCAAGGAAGACTTGATTCAGCACAAGAGTTAACTAGATATTTTGAAAGAATAATAGACCCAGACACAATTCTTGTTGGTAATAACTTTGTTAACTTTGATATTCCAAAACTAATAACAACAGCTGCAACTCTTCCCGAATTTATGAATAACCCAAGAGCAAAAGAATTATTAGAAGCAGTTCAAAACAAAGCGGCTAGTGGTCAAGTTATTGACGTTACTGACATGGCTAGAAAATATCTTTCTGAAAAAGTTAAAGGTAGAATGGCTACAGCCCTGGCATCAGGGAAAACTGTGGAAGAAGCTATAGATCGTGGTGTTTTGTCATATCTATCTCCAGAAACATTGGTTAAAGCAGGACTAGAAGGAGAAGGTGTAAAACCCGCTAGCATTGAAAATATACTTACGTCTACAAACCTATTGGACATAATGCAAGCATCAGGTGACAGACATTTGGTTGATGCAGTGGATAAGCTTGCAAGTGGAGCCCACGTAGCATCATTGGACCAAACAATATCCATGTCCATGCTAAAGGAAATGTTGGGAGGAAATTTAGATTTATTAGACCCTTCCGTAAAATCAACCGATGCAAAGGTAATCGCTGCACGCAGAGCTGTATCAAGGGCAACAGCAACAGTTCCAACTTCCAATATAGCAAGTGTTGGAGAGATATCTGATCAAGTATTTGGGTTTTTAACAGATAGAACAGGCGCAGCAGACAGAACTTTGATGGGTGCAAGAGTTCAAACCATTGATGCAGCAACAGGTCAAGTAGATGGATTCATTCATTTTAATCCAGAAGTAGGAAGTTATGAAAAAGTATTTTTAGACCCTTCAAAAGACGCAGTACCAATGTGGAGTGGTCACGCAAAAAATGAAATTAGAAAAGCTTTTTCTGAAGAAAGAACTGTTACACGACCAGATGGATCAACATACAAAGAGTATGGACCAAGAGTAATATCTACTGGTATTAATGTTTCTGAAGCTAGTCAAATGGAATCTACTTTGGCAGCAATATCTAGATTTTCTGGATTGTCTACAATAGCTAAAACTCCAACAGGATTTTTATCTACAGAAGCCGAAGAAGACGCGTTCATACAGTCTATGACAGCAACAAGAAAATATATTGGATTTCCACATCTAAGAGACAGACCAGACGCAGTAACATCTGGTCCAAGAGCTTTAGTTAACATGATGAGAGAAAGATTTGATGTACCCAGCGATACTGCAATGAGGGCAGCTCAAGATGCAGTCTATCAAGGTGGTGCGGGTGTAGCCGTATTAGATCCGGTAATGAGATCTAATTTTGTTGCCTTATCTACAATAACTTCTGCAGTTCCGTATCAAGATGGAAAAACGGAAATGGCTAAAACAATTGCAAGGAGAGCTAAACAGCAAAGTGCTGCAGCAGAAGGAATAACAATGACGGATGCCGCCCTAGATGCATATGTTGCTGCGTTAACTCCTGAACAACTTCAATCTGTAAATATGAGAGCAACTGAAAGTTCTAAATATTTATCAGAGCAAACAATCATGCACGTGTCAACAATGAAATCGACCAAAATAATAGATAGTCGAGGAATGTCGTCAAAACCACTTATATCAAGGTCTGTTCTTTCTGAAATGGTAATAGAAGAAGGTGGAGTAAACGTACCTATTGTAGATTCTAATTTTTGGAAACAATCAGGATTAAATACAGCAACTCTTTCAGTAGTAAAAGCAGGAGAAAGAGATGTTGTTAACCTTGTTGCTGGAACTGGCAGAATGTCTAGAGAAAACGCAGAAAAATTTACTAGTTCTTTATTTGATGTATTAAGAAAAAAAGCAGAAGTGCTTTCTCCTGAGCAATTAGTGGAACACGGTTATGCGTACTCTGCTTCAGAAGCTGCTACTTTAAAATATATTTTTTCTCCAACAACAGACAAAGCAATAACAGATAGGCTAGACGAGATAACGCAAGGAACAATAACTAGATTGATGGAATCTGGTCCAGCTATTGGTTCAGTAGAGGGAGATGTTGCATTAGCTGCAAAATCGGTGCTTGAAACTTTGGGGTCTGAAGTTGGCAATGATCAGCCAGCTATAGCAAGAGGTTTGGTTTTACAAGTACAAAATATTGGCCAGGAAACTATCAGTGCATCTGCGACCCTTCCTAAAACAGCTATGGATCAACTTGATCATGCAGGCGGAGCGGTTGCAGCAGCAGTGCATGCAGAAGTGTCTGGAGGTCTAATGGACCAGCATGTTCATGCTCTCGCTAAAGCAGAATCTAGTCCATCTTTTAGAAGTAGATTAAGGTCAATATTTTCAAGAGATAGAGTTGATACAGGATTTTTTGGAACATCAATTGGAAGAAACAGAATGGCAAGAGATCAATCTATATTAGAAGGTCTTGCTAAAATTAAACCAAAATTAGCCATAGGAACAATTGCTGTTGCAGCAGCAAGTGCGGGTTACTATTTAGCTAAGAGACAAAGAAAAAACGATATGTATGATGAAACAATGCATCAACAACCTTATGAAAATCCAGGTCTTGTTCAACAAGCAAATTCTGGCATTCAGGAAGATAACCAACAAATGAGCTCTAGACGCGATCCATTAGTCACCGCTGGAGTTGTTGGTAATCTAGACAGAAATAAAATTGGACACACAGGAATGGGTCCAGATAAATATAACCATTTGTTCGGAAGGTAAAAAAAATGCCATCTATACCAGCTCCAGTAAGTAGTGGAATAGCAGCAGGTAGGGGATTTCTATCATCTATAGCAAGGTCCGAAGGTGGACAAATGGTTAGAGATATTATGAAATCAAAAACCGCAAAAGGAATCGTTTTAGGAGGACTTTTTTTAGCTGGTGTAGGAAAAGAAGTAATAAAGCCAACTATTAAAGCTGGTTTAGATGTAGCTTTTGATGATCCAAACGCCGATCAAAAAGTTTTAGGAACAGATTTAAGTCCATCAATGTTAGTTGGTGGTTCATTAACTGGTGGATCAAAACGACCATTTGTTACACTTGGTGGAGCTGCAGCTGGAGCTGCTGGTGGAGCAGCCCTAGGTAAAAAATATGGTGGCACACAAGGTGCAGTTATAGGCGGAGTTGCCGGATTTTTTGCAGGTGGCGCAGCAGGACTTGCAGTTGGTGGAGATGCCCCAGCATTTATTGGTGGGCAAGCTAGGGCTATGAATGCTGTTAGATTTGGGGCCGGAGCAACTAATCCATACTATGCCGGAAGGGGACTTGGTTCAATTGGTTCAATTATTGGTGCAGCTGGTGGTGGAATATACGGGTATAAAAAAGGTGGAAAAGTAGGAGCCGTTATAGGTGCCATAGGCGGAGCTGCCGCTGGTGGAGTTGTAGGTGGAGCAGCAGGAGCTGGAAGCTCAATAGCCTACGCTAATCAGTATGCTAGAACAAATGCTCCAATTATAAGTGGTTCTCCTTTTTATAATCAATCTTTAATGACCGCTGACAGAATGAACGCAAGAGGCGACATCGTTCTCGGTGCATATAACACCAGAAGAGGACAATACTAATGCCAGGAATAGATAATTTTTCTCAACAAGTACAAGGTGGTGCCGATACAAGGCCTCAACACGAGTTGCCACTTTTGATGAGAATGGGTTCAATGAACCCTTTTCATTTTAGTCCAAAACATTTAGCTGCTATAAACGCCAATAGGTTTACAACCACTATGTTTGAAGGTGGATTCTTGGATGTTTCAGCTGGAGCAACGGGTAAAAGAGCTGCAGTTAAAAGCTTTTTAGGAAAAAGAACTGGAGCATATTCAGGTTACTCAATGCAAGACAACAGTGCATATGCGCTAGGCAGATCCCTTAGACAAAATATGCCTTCTTGGACCGGAAAATGGGGGCAAAATTTTCAAAAGGGTGGTAGAAAAATAAAAGCCCAAGCAGTGAATAACCTCAATCCTTTTTCGCTGCGAAGATTTGATTCAGTAGCAAGATTAGCTGGCGATGCAAGTGATGCATCGACATACACTCCTTTTCAGTTTACAAGCTTTGTAGCAGAAAGAGGTTTTGCTAATAAAGGTAGACTTGGTGCAACTTTAAGATCAAGATTTGCGAACGATTTTGATGCAACAACCGGAGAATTGCTCCCAGGTAAAACTCTTTATACTGGTGGTGTTTTTGGCAGAATACAGACAATGGGCAAAGTTTTAGATTATGAAAAAGACGTAAAAGCTTTTCAAGCTCTTGGTCCAAGAAATCCAGCTTCTTACACAAGAGCTGAAGCTAGGATAGCAAAAAGAGCAGAAAAAGCTGCATCTAAACTCGCAAAATTTGATGAAAATGTTGTTAGATTAGGAATGCAAACAGACGCACCTTTTATAAATGCAGCAGTAGCAGACGCAACTTCACGGAATGAGTACTGCTAGGGCAGCAGGTTTTAGGAGCACCCTATTGAGTGATGCTGACTTTATAGCAAATACTCAAAGCTCTATAGAATCTGGCGTTGGAAGATTAAGAGCCATGTCAGAAACTTCTAAAGGCGTTGTTTCTAGAAGAATTGGCGATTATTTTGGCACAATGATGGGTGGTGGAGCTCAATTTGAAGGAACTCAAGCTTTTACAAATGTTGCAAACACATTTGGTAAAGCAATGGAAAGTTCTAGATTTGGCGGTTTAGGAGCTGCAGCTTTGGATGATACTGCACACGCTGCTAAAAGTGCAATGTCTATTGCGACTAGAACCTCTGGATATACCGACGACGCTATAAATCTACTTAAAGCTGGAGATGTTGCCGCAATAAGAAGTACCGCTGGAAAATTGGGAATGGAAGCATTAGGAAGAAAAGAGTTTGGAACAGCAGCAAAAATGTTAGGCCACTATGCTGGAACCTATGGAAAAGCAGCTGGAACCGCCATGAGCATATATGGAGCAGCAAGTCTTACCTATGATATTGGTAAAGGTGTAGGAAAAATGATCATGGGAGGCGTCAATCTTGGAAAAGAAGCGCTAAAATCTATGCAGGGAAGTTTAAATAAACCATTATTTGGAGCAGGATTTAAAGACAACGAGGTAGCAGCAACATCTAGAGCTAGAGGAGTAATGGCTATTCAAAACTCAAGGTTAAACGCAAGGAGTTTACTAGGTTCTGAAGGATCTATGATGGCAGCACATTTTGGATAAATTATGAGTACAACATTATCAGCAAAAACAAAAAAATTTAGACAAGATCTAGAAAAATTATCTAGAGAAGATTTACTAGAAATAATAAAAAATCAAGACATAGAAACGTTTAAGCAAATTAATAGAATTGAATGGGTGTTTCAAAATAAACTAAAACACCTTACTTGGGCAGACGGTGCTCCGATTACCGAAAGGCCATTGACGAATAAAGAATTGGCACTTTTAGTAGATGAGCCATTTGAGCTTGATATGGATTTGTTAGATCTTGGAATTTCTGGAGAACAACAAAGACAAATACACGTAGCTAAAGATCCTTGTGTTTGGGCAAGGCAATTCTTAAAAGCTGAAACAAGAGTTTATCAAACTTTGATTCTTCGTGATCCATCTTTAAGAAAAGTTTTAAGAGCTGGTCGTCGTTTGGGTAAAACTTTTAGTATGGCTGTATACCTGTTGCACTATAGTTACACACACAAAAATGGCAGATGTCTAGTTATCGCTCCAATGAAATCACACGTAGAATTGATTTATCAAGAAATTTTGAGACTTGCAGCAGAAAACGAAATAGTTATGAATTCCATAACTAGAAAAGTATCAAGTCCTCAATTTATGATTCAATTTACTAATGGATCAACTATTAGATTTTTTACGTCTGGTATGCGTTCGGGTGGTAAGTCTGACGTAGCTCGTGGTCAGGAGGCTCACGTAATTGTTC